TTGTGCAGGAACAGCTGGATAGGTATGTCTATAGTAGGGACAATGGGCACATATCGTACTCAGCGAAGGCCCGGGTATGCGAAGCGTTCTTCGCTGGTGACCAGTGGAACGATGCAGCCAAGGCCAAACTGGCCAGAGTTCGCAGACCCGCGCTGACTTTTAACAAGATCCTTCCTAGTTGTGCTGCTATTTTCGGGGAACACCTCAATAATCGTGCTGATATTGGCTTCAAGGCCCTGAAGGAAGGTACTCAGGACACAGCCGATGCACTGTCTAAACTGTTTATCCAGATCGGTAACGCCAATAACCAAGGTTGGCTGGAATCCGAGGTTTTTGCTGATGGCGTGATCACTTCCCGGGGGTTTTTCGACGCCCGGATGAATTTCGACACCAACATTTTCGGGGAAGTTGACCTGTCGTTGATGAACCCGCGCAACGTGGTCATCGACCCGGACTCGGAAGAGTATGACCCGGACAAGTGGAAGGATGTCATCACCAGCAAGTGGCTAAGCGAGAACGATATCCGGCTTTTATACGGAGACGCAGCGGCTAACGAGCTGAGTGGCAAGTCTGCTTCGAATATGTTCATTGGTTATGACTTTATGGACACCCGCCCGGATACTTTCGGGGGTGAGAAGCTGCGTACTTACGGAAGTGAGGCCAAGTACAGCCGGTATTGGCGCCAGCTGGAACGGCAGTTCAAGACCGTGCGCATGCAGGAACACTTCGTGGATATGATCTCCGGGGAAACCCGGATGATTCCTGATGGGATGGTTCGGGAGAAGATCCAGCTTATCTTGAAGGAGTTCGATGTCACCATAATCAAGCGCAAAACCGAGGTGATCGACTGGACTGTGACGGTTGATGACGTGCTGGTCCACAATGAGGAGTCACCCTACAAGCATTTCACTGTAGTGCCTTTTTTCCCGTTCTTCCGCCGGGGCAACACTATCGGACTGGTTGAGAACCTGATGGACCCGCAGGAGCTTTACAACAAGGTGCGCTCTCAGGAGCTGCATATCGTCAACACCACGGCCAACAGCGGTTGGAAGGTGTTGACCGGGGCTCTGCAGAACATGAGCATCGAGGATCTGGAAGAGCGTGGCGCGGAGACCGGGCTGATTGCAGAATTGAACAACATGGACGGGTTGGATAAGATCACGCCTAATACGGTGCCTTCCGGCATGGAGCGTATCAGTTATAACGCAGCGGAAGACCTGAAGGAAATTTCCATGGCCTCTGACTCCATGCGCGGCTTTGACCGGGCGGATGTTGCGGCCAAGGCCATCATGGCCAAGCAGGCACAGGGGTCAACCAACTATACCAAGGTGTTTGATAACCTGAACCAAACCAGACGGCTGTTGGCCACGCGCATTCTTGACATGGTACAAACATTCTATGTGGAGCCCCGGATTCTGCATATAACAGGGACGAACCCCGGGGAGCAGGATGAGGTAGTCACTATCAACGAGGTATCGCCGGAAGGGCAAGTTGCTCGCGACATGACTCTGGGTGAGTATGGCATCGTCATATCCAGCGTCCCGGCCAGAGAGACTTTCGAGGAGACGCAGTTCGAGCAGGCTGTCAGGTTACGTGAGCTGGGAGTGCAGATCGGAGATGAGATTCTCATCGAGAACTCGCATCTGGCTAGGAAGAACGAGATTGCCAAGGACATGGCGGGTGGGCCTTCTGAGGAGGAGCAAGCCCTGCAGCAGGAACTGGCACAGCTGGAAGTGGAAACCAAGCGGCTTGAGAATCGCAAGGCGGCGGCTGAGCAGAAGAAGATCGAGTCGGAAGCTGCGCTCAATCTTGTCAGGGCGCAGCAGACCGCTATGGAAGACCCGACGGGGGCAGAGGCCAAGGCTGGTGATGACGAGATACGACTGGCTGAGGCCGAGGCGGATCGGGAAGAGGTGCTGGCCAAACTCAGTCTGGAGAAGTACAAAATCGATGAGGAGCTGAAGGTCAAGCGCGAAGAGTTGCGGCTGAAGGAGCTGGAAATTCGCCAGAATGCGATATCCAGTGCCCGGGATGCCAAGTTGAAGTTAGTAAGTAGTTCACCACAGGAGAAATCTGATAATGGCTAAAGACAAAGAAATTGACTGGGATGATCCGGATGCCGTAGCCGCCGCTAGGGGCGACACTCCGGGTAGTGACGACGACGACGACGATCCGAATGCGAACCTGCACAGGACTGATGAGGAGCAGGCCGCACTGGATGCTGAGGAAGCTAAAAAGAAGGAAGAGGAGGAAGCCGCTGCTGCTAAGTTGAAGGAGGGGGAGACTGAGGAAGAGACTGCTACTAGGCTTGCGGCTGAGGCCAAGGAAGAGGAAGAGGAAGAAGCCGCTGCTAGCAAGAAAGAGAAGATGGTCCCTAAGTCACGTCTCGACTCAAAGACGGCACAGAATAAACAACTGACCGCTGAGTTGGAAGCCTACCGGCGTAAGGAAGAGGCAAATAAGAAGGTTGCTGAGTCTGATGATGTGCGTGCAGGGCTTGAGACTGAGTTGGCGGATCTGGATGCACAGATCAACAAGGCCATTGCTGCTGATGAGATGGAAGAGGCTACCCGGCTGCGTGGCGTGGTGAGGGAAAAAGAGCGCCAGTTGTGGAAGTTAGACATGGACGAATCATCAGAGGAAACAACCAACGAGACTCGGGAGCAGGTACGTCTGGACCTCACCATCGATCATATCGAGAGTACATACGACGAGTTCAATCCGGATTCGGATAGCTATTCGCAGGAGACTGTGGACAAGGTGCAGGAGCTTCGTACGGGGTTCTACGCCACGGGCAAGTACACGCCGACACAGGCTTTGCTCAAAGCCATGGATTTTGTGATCCCCAAGAAGGACATGAACAATCTGGAAGATGCTGCGGACGACCCGGAAAAGAAGGCTGCAAAGGAAGAGGAGCTGCGAAAAGCGGCTCTGAAGAAAGCGACGGATGCTGCCAACAAGCAGCCAGCAGATACCAAAAAGACTGGCGATGATGCGGATAAGAGGGGCCTCCAAGAGGACATTAACATCGACAAACTCTCATATGAGGATGTCGCTGCTCTTCCGGAAGCAACTTTGAAAAGGATGCGGGGGGATACAGTTTCTTGATTTCTTTCAAAATAGGAATTACTATCCACACATACGAAGCCGTGAGCGATACAGCGGGGCATATCGAAACTGCCTGATCAGAGTCGCACTCGGATGCTACACGAGACGTAGCTTTTTCCATTTAACACGGAGCCCCGTGAATAATGGGGCTTGTGCGATTTTAATTTTAGGAGGGTTTCGACATGGCTGCAACAAACTTCGCTGCCTTGACCGACCATGAGAAAAAGGTCTGGTCAATGGACTTTTGGAATAAGGCACGCAATATGTCTTTTTTCAACAAGTTCGTAGGCGACTCTGAGGACTCCCTGATTCAGCGCATTACTGAGCTGAAGAAGGATGAGAAAGGCGCTCGCGCCGTAATTACGCTGGTAAACGACCTCGAAGGTGATGGCCGTGCCGGTGATCGTCAGTTGGCTGGCTACGAGGAAGCGTTGACTTCTGAAGAGCAGGTCATCCAGATCGATCAGCTGCGCCATGCCAACCGCAATAAGGGTCGCATGTCTGACCAGCGTTCAATCGTTGCTTTTCGGGAACAGTCTCGCAACAAGCTGGCTTACTGGATGTCTGATCGTAACGACCAGATGGCGTTTTTGACGCTTTCCGGTGTAGCGTACTCTAACCATACCAACGGTAAATCCCGTGTAGGTTCCGACTTGCCTCTGCTGGAGTTCGCCAGTGATGTGGCAGCACCGACTGCTGGACGTCATTTCCGTTGGGATGTGACCGGTGGCCTGACCACCAGTCCTGCTACGGCAGACGTGGCTTCTGACGATACACCCACATGGAAAATGCTCGTAGAGCTCAAGGCTTACGCCAAAGAGGCTTACATGCGTCCTATCCGTACGAAGGATGGCATCGAGTTCTTCCACGTGTTCATGACCCCATCCGGCATGGCCAAGCTGCGCCAAGATGGTGACTACCTCGCCAACATGCAGAACGCTGGCAAGCGTGGCCCGGGAAATGAGCTGTTCAAGGGTACTGACACGGTGATGGTCGATGGTATGGCTATCTCTGAGTATCGTCACGTGTACAACACGAAGGGTCTGGCTTCAGGCTCCAAGTGGGGTTCTGCAAGTGATGTGGATGGACAGCGTGTACTGTTCTGTGGTGCACAGGCGCTCGGCTATGCTGATATTGGCTTGCCGACTTGGGTCGAAGAGGATCGAGACTTCGAGAACATCAACGCAATTTCCACCGGTAAGATCTGCGGCTTCTTGAAGCCCCAGTTCGAAGGCAAGGAGATGGGCGGACTGGGCTCTGGTGTCGTGGAAGACTTCGGCGTAATTTGCTGCGATACAGCAATCTAACTGGAGGCTACGAAAATGGCTTTTGTAAAAGACACACTAGGCAAACGCGCTCTCGGAGCACAGTACCAGCTTACTGCTTCTGGTTACGTCGATGCCGCTACATTCGCAGCAAATGATGCTGCTGATGATATCGCTGCTATCGAAGTTCCAGCTGGGGCTGTCATCACGCGGGTTTCTCTGACTTTGGAGACTGCGTTTGATGTCGCCACAACGTTGACTACCACCATCGTAACAGCTGATGATGGTACTGACGTACTGGAGTTAGATACTAACTTCGATGCGGATAGTGCTACTGCGAGGTTGCGTGAAGACTTCGCTGTAGCTACTGAGGTAGAGAGTACGGTTCCGTGGGTTGTAGCAGTCGCTATCGCCAACATTACTTCCCTGACTGCAGGGCGGGTGCGGGTGGATGTGGACTACACTGTCTCCGGACGTTCTAACGAAAACGACGGGTAACCGTCATAACCCGGAGGGGGCTTCGGCCCCCTTCTTTACATAGGAGGGAATAAAGTATGGGCAAAATAAACGGAAAGCTGATGTATATGCCCAAAGATCACTTATTGCGTTCTATAAATGGCTGTACTGTGCAGTTCAAAACCAACGAACCCATTATGGTTCCGGCTCGGGCTGTAGACGAAGCTATTACCATTGGGGCTGTATTTTCTAATAAGGAAGAGCAGAGAGTCCTAGTTGATGAACCACCAAAACTAGTAGAACCCGCAATGGGCTTTGAACGTGAGCAGGACATCTTTAATGCCTGTGCCGCACTCGCTGATCGAAATAATCCGGATGACTTCACACCCGGCAGTAAGCCTACGCTAGAGGCAGTGAAGAACATTGTTGGGTACGACATAGATCGTAAGGAAGTGAATAAAGTCTGGATGAAGGTAATGCAGGCGAGAGCTAATGCCGCTTAAAGCCGCAGATCTGGTAGGGCTGTTCCGGACGGAGATGTCTGATCCGGAACAGCCCGGTGCTGGAGACAGTTCTGATTCGCTGTGGGCAGATGCGGAGCTGCTGTCTTATATAGACGAGGCTCAGCGAGAACTTTGTGAACGAGTAGATTTGTTGTTTGACAGAACTTCGTTTTGCATAAAGACAACTATCGATGAAGGTTTGTATGATGTTGATGACGACATAACGAAGATACGTCGTGGAGTGGTTGCTGGTGTTCGAGAACTTCCTGCCGTTAGCATTAAGGAACTTGAGCGTCAGTACCAAGCCGATGATCTGGGGTGGTTAACCTTAGACTGGGAATCTCAGACCGGTGACCCGAAGTTCCTCGTTACTGATTATGAGACAGGGTTCGTAAGACTAGTACCCATCCCTGTTCAGGTAGAAACCATAGCATTGGATGTGTATAGGTTACCTTCGGGAACTGAATTGGAGATACCTAACAAACACCGGCGTGAGTTACTGCATAAAGTGAAGGCCATGGCTTTCCAAAAAGATGATGTAGACACACAGAATCTCAAACGCGCCCTTGTACAGGAAGAACTGTGGGAGCAAGCTGTTAATAAAATCAAGCAAACAGATCCTAATTTTTTTCTACAAGTTGAGAAGATTGTTGTACATTTTGGGGGCGGAGCTGGGCAATTGGGGTATGTGAAGCGCGGCCCTGACGATGATCCTAGAGTAATCCATATCTATAAAGACAGGATAAAGGAAATTATTCAAAGAGA